ACGCCTTCCCGCCGTCACATCAGACGCGAGGAAATGGACCGATACGTCAAATCGTTGGAGGAGTAAGCATGAACGACATTCGCAAGGAGCTGTGATGGCACTCAGGAGAATCGACGCGGAAACGCTGCTGACACCACCCGCACCGCCGAGGGACACGGTAATCATGTTCGGCTTGACCGGCTACGCGATTCGTGTCACGGGCAAGGACGCCAGCCTCATGGAGCTCGACGTCGACGGAAGCCACGAGCTGGCGAGCATCGGAAAAGACCAGGCAAGGAAATTCATTCAAAGCATCGGAGGCGCAAGATGACCGACAGCGACTATCGCATCGAGGACAGGTCCGAAAAGGGGAGGCCGAACTACACGCTGCGTCGTGTGAAGTTCACGGCCGCCGTGGTCGGTCTGGTCGTGAGCGTGACGCTCATGCTCACCTGGCATGGCGGCGGTCTGACGGGCGCGCTTGTGGTGGAGGGCGTGTATCTGGCCACGGTCCTGTGGCTGACGGTCAGGTTCGCTCCGCGCGATGACATGGAGGACGACGTCTGACCGTATCCGCCGGCGTACAAGGACGCGGACGGATGGCGGAGGCGTGTGTCCTTTCATCTCACATTGCATTTCACGCATTCACTCTCACGTCTTCCGCCGTCACGCCGTCCGCTGCGGGTTCGAATCCCGCCGCCGGCGCTTGGCCGGACCGTCAACGCCGCCCGCATCCACGCTTCGTTCAGCTTTCTTGAAGGGTGTGGGAACGATGGGCGCGCTTCTTTGCTGTCATGGCGCCCAGCGGTCCGGCTCATATCAATCAATCTCGTATCAATCAATCAAGGTCAAGGGAGGAACCGATGAAGGAGATTCTGCCGCATTGGCATTTCAGTCCGAACTCTCCGGTCAAGGACGTCGACACGAAGCGGATGACGCGTGGCGACAGGGCCGTGGCGGAGGCGTGCCGTCGTGCGATGGAGGGTGAGGCGTGGAAGGAGCTGGTGATCCTCGAATCGTTGGGCGTGCGTTTCAACGGACTGGTGGGCCGGTTCGTGTCCGAGATCGCCATGCCGGTGTTGGAGGTGATGCCTGATGACAGTTTCCATCAGGGCGCTGCCGCGCAGTTGACGCACATGGTGAAGACCAGGGATGGTGGCGAGACCATCCGCATCATCAAGACTCTCGCCGCGAAAGGAAGGTTCTAATGGCTGGTGAGACGATCATCGCGGTGGTGGGCAATCTGACCGCGGATCCGGAATTGAGGTCGACGAAGAACGGTCGGAGCGTGGCTGGTTTCACGATCGCGTCCACTCCGCGCACGTTCGACCGGCAGTCGCAGCAGTGGGTCGATGGGGATGCGTTGTTCCTGCGCTGCAGCGCGTGGGGTGATCTGGCCGAGCATTGCGCCCGTTCCCTCGCCAAGGGCATGCGTGTGGTCGCCCAGGGCAGGCTGACGCAGCATTCGTGGGAGGACGAGCAGCATCAGAAGCGTTCTTCCGTGGAATTGCAGGTGGATGAGATCGGCCCAAGCCTGCGGTATGCGACGGCGCAGGTGGCCAAGTCGCAGCGGGGTACGGCTGGAGCGTATGGGAATCCGTCCTCCGCTCCGGCGGGCTATACGGGTGGCACCACCGCTGCTGGCGCTTCGTTGCCGCCGTCCGACCCGTGGGGCTCGGCTTCGGGTTCGTCGGCATCGTTCGGTGATTTCGGCAAGCCGGAATCCGAACCGGATTTCTAAGGAGAAATCATGAGTATGAAGGCGTTGGAGTGGGCCATGTACGACGTGCCCGCCGAAATGGTCAAAGGAGCTTTGCTGCGCATCCTGCTCCTGCTTGCCGACCACGCTGACACGCAGGGCAAGGGAGCTTTCCCGAGCCAGAAGCGCATCGTGGCCCTGACCGGATACAGCCGGCGCACCATCCAGAACGGCCTGCACGATCTGGAGACGGCCGGACTGATCCGAAGGGGAGACCAGCGGATCACCGAGCATCTCGGCAAATACCGTCCGATCGTCTGGGACCTCACGATGAAGGATTTCAGGGGCGCAAAAACTACGCCTCTGGAACAGCAGCCGCAAGAGGCGCAGACCACTGCGCCCCTAAACAAGTTGGAGGGGCGCAATCAGGGGCGCAAAAAAACGTCGCTAGGGGCGCAATCAGGGGCGCAATATGACTGCGCACAGAACCTATATAAGGAAGAACCATATATAGAACCTAGAGAGAGTAACGCGCGCGCGAGAAAACAAATCCCAATACCAGCCGACTGGAAACCTTCTGAAGAACACCAGGCGCTCGCCGACAGGCTCGGCATCGACTGCGACATCGAAGCGGGGAAGTTCAAGGACAGGGCACTCGACACCGGCGCCACATCGGCCGACTGGGACGCGAAATTCCGCATCTGGCTCATGCACGGCCACGAACTCGGATACACCACCGTCAAAAACCAGCAATCAGCAAGGAAGTACACGTGGGCGAGCGACGAGGTGAAACGCGTCATCGGCACCGACCTCGAAGGCACCGACGACTACATGGAGCTCGCGTGCAAGGTCGCGGACCTGCTCAACCAGGGCGTGGACCCGGACATGCTGCGCCGTCAGCTCGCGAACGTGCCCGACACCGCGTGGGTCGAACAATTGTTCGGACAGGAGGCGGCGGCATGAACGCTATGATCATCGCACACATGGCCGGCATCCTCACCTCGGCCATCCAAGCCGCCGACCGATTGGAACTCGACGCGCTCAAAGGCCCAGCGCTCGCCGATATGGACCTTGACCGCATCCGCGATATCAAACGCGACTGCTCGACCTGCATCAACCTGCTCGACCAGCTCGGAAGGGAGCGACGATGAGCGACCGGCAATTCCAGGAATCGAAACGCATCGCGCTCGCACGCCAGGGTTGGCATTGCCTTCGCTGCGGACGCAACCTGCACGACCCGAGTGCCTGGCCGGGCAGAAGCGGCCACCACCGGCAGTTGCGCCGTCGGGCCGACCCGACCGTGCGTGACCTGCCGTGCAACATCGTCGAACTGTGTGGCTCCGGCACGACCGGATGTCATGGTTGGACGCACGCGCATCCGGCCGAGGCGGAACGGTTCGGCTACATCATCCCGAGCTGGCGTGATCCGCTCAGCGTGCCGATACGCGACTGGAACGGCGACTGGTGGTGGCTGCTGGATGACGGCACGGCGCAACGGCTCACGCAAATCGAAATCATCGAATGGCAAAGCACTTGGAAGGAACAATCATGAGGAAACAGGACAAAGACCGGAACGTGAAGCCGGAGGCGCTGCTCTGGCTCGACTTCGAAACGACCGGCACGGACAGGAATGACAGCCTGCCGTTGGAGGTCGGCATGGAATGCACCGACGTGCTGGGCGAACATTCGTTCGGATCCCTGCACCGCATCATCAGACCGTACGATCTCGACCTGTTGGACATGAGCCCGATAGCGTTCTCCATGCATACGGACAACGGGCTTCTGTTCGAACTGCTGAACGGTTCCGACAGGAACGACTGCGTGGAAGCGGTCGTGAACGCCGTGGAGGAGTATCTCGACTCCCTCGCGCAACGCTTCACGCTGGTTCCGGCTGGAACGAACGTGGACTTCGACATCGACTTCCTGAAACGTCTCGATATGAACCCGGATAGGTGGCTGTCCTTCCGCAAGTTCGACCTGACCACGCTCCGCCGCTACCTCACGTTCCTGGACTGCCCCGAAGACCCGTACGGGACGCATTCCGGCACGCACAGGGTACGCTACTGCATCCGACGCGACATCAACGACTACAAGTGGTACCGCAAGCTCCTGAAGGGAGCATGGTGATGACAGCGGTCTCCATGATGCTCCTGTGCGCGGCCGTCCTGGTCGCTTGGATCGGAGGCCGGCCATGACGGTCCAGACGCATATGGCGTGGCAGTACCGGAATCCCGCCGACCTGATCGGCCGTCGATGCATCGCGCTCACCGGCATGGATGTCACGTTGGACGGCCCATTGGATCTGATCCGGTTGAGTCCGGTCCACGCGGTCCTGAAATACCGGGGCATAGGACTGCACGTCATCGACTGCGACCTACGCCACCACACGAACAAAACCTCGGACGGCATCCGCGCCGTCGTCATCACGGAAGGCAAACCATGAAAAACACCACATCACATGCCAGGAAATGGCATAGGACCAGCCCATGCCCCTACTGCGGCACGAGAAAACCCGGCATCGAACCCTACGCCAGCATCATCGGAACCACGGCGCATTACGTATGGATAGCCAAATGCCGCGGATGCCCGAACGCCATCTGGATCAAAACACCGGACGACAGCATCAAAACCGCGATCCGCAGATGGAACCGATACGCCAACGGCGAATGGCGCAAACACTAGGAGGAAACAAAATGAGAAAAACAACACGCATCACACTCGCCATCACCGTCATATGCATGGCGCTCGCCGGATGCGGAAGCGCGTCGGAGCTTTCAACGCCAGCGCATGCGGTCAGGTCCATCGAATCGCAATGCTCCGCCTGGGACGACGAATTCCGTGAATGCGTCGTCACCCTGACCGACACGAGGAAAGTGGACTGCGTCGTCTACTCGGCGAACGTCAATCAGGCCGGCCTGTCCTGCGACTGGTACCACATGAGCGTCGCGGACAAGGAGCCGGCAAGATGAGCTACAACGTCGTCACCCAGGAAGGCATCAGAACGTTCGAGAACATCGACGATGCTGGCGACTACGCGCAGGCCATGTCCTTGAGGACTGGCGAGCCGGTCGAGGTGTTCCATGCCGAGACCGGACTCGTCGCATTCACCGTCCGCCCAACCACGAAGGACACGAAATGAGAATCAATTTCAACAGCAAGGATGGCGTTTTCGCCATCAAAGCCGAAAACGAAGAGGAAAAAACCCAGCTCAAAAACGTCGGCGGTCGCCATCTGCAATCTCATCATCGATTTTTTCGACGGTGAAGTCCAAGAAATGAAGGCGGCGAAGGAATGGAACGCATCACACTCAAGGACACAAAATGAGCAATCGAAGTTATTTGGTGCCAAGGCCGCCAGCGTTCGACCATGAGCATCCCAGACCGAAGGAGGAAGGCGAGGTGCTGTACTGCGGAAATTGCCAAAAATGGTACGTATCATGGTTTCCCCTCACCGAAGTCAAAACCATATGGGGCCGCCGCCCCGAATGGTGGATACGCATCTTCCACCGCAAACCATACGAGACGATCATCCGGCAAATACGAAGGGAAACGAAATGAAAGTGAAGAAAACCCTCATGGACATGATCATCAAATGGCATCAGGCCGGATACAGCCTCGATGAGATCTCGCCACTGGTTCCTCAAGTCCCCAAAGAGGAAATCAAAGCGATAATCCAACAACACCGCGAATAACAAGAAACCCGACCTTCCGGCCGGGCTCCTGACATCACCAGAAGACTACCACGCCGGAGGGAATCGAACAAATGAACGAACAAAACAACGAATCCCAACCAACACCAAACCAGACACAACCAGCACAAACCAACCAAAACAAGCCAGCGCTCGCCGGCGTGTGCCTCGTCTGCGGCGGAGAATGCGCTGTCGGCGACACCATGTGCGCGAGATGCGATGGGCTGATGCGCGGCTGGCTGCGGGAATATCCATCATGGTTGGATTCGCTGCATGAGTTCCTGGACTCGACCGCGCACTACGGAGGCCGCCAGCCTGGACACGTCAACCTTCCAGCCGCGCCGACGCCAATCCGATTGCCGGTGCTCGACCATATGCAGGCCATCGAGGATGCCGCAATCGCACTCTGGCGCCGGTTGTACGCTCCGCCCGCCATGCCTTGGGCGACCTATGGCATGCATCCGCCGCTGGTGGACATGCTGCGTGTCTGCGCCGGCAGTCCTCGACTGCGCCGCATGCCTGACATCGCCGACTTCTACCATGAGTGGGAGTCGATGGTTCGAAAGACGCTGGACATCATCGACGTGCCACCATCCAGGCACGGCATCGGCAGGTGCCTGAATCCTCTGTGTGGAGTGGAGCTGAGTGCGGAGGTCGGCGCGGTGAGCGTTGATTGTCCGGTGTGCGGCAACGCTTATCGCGTGGTCGATGTGCGATTGGGTTTCCTGCGGGAGTGCATCGAATCGGGCAGGGCGTTCACGGCGGGGGAGTGTGCGGAACTGCTGCGCGAATGCGGATTCCAGTGCAACGCGAACACGATTCGCTCATGGCGCAAGCGCGGCAGGCTCCAACCGGTTGGTGAAAACGTGAAGGGGCAGCCGTTGTACAGGCTTTCCGACGTGCATGGACAGGTCATGCGACGCGACTCGATTTGACAAAATCGAAAGTGCAACGCAAAATTGTCAGTGGATTAGAGGGTCTGAATCATGCCAGTGAATCACGTTCAGGCCCTCGATTCATATCCGGGATGGTTGGCGGAGCAGCCGAATGCACCCGCTCGCTAAGCGGGAGACCTTGACGGGTCCGCAGGTGCGAATCCTGCGCCATCCGCTCCATGACGCTCCGGGTAATCCCCAGCACCCGAAGCGCCATGATCCCCGGCCGCGTGTAGAATCTGTGGTAACAACCGCAAACTACACCGATATCGTTCAAGCTGGGGAGCATGGATGGTCAGAAGTACTGTTGACTACTACGCCTTTACTGTAAAAACGCGGAAAAAGAATCCAGATATTCCTCGCGACGTTCTGGATGTCGGGGGCGGATACAGTGTCTTAGCATATCTATGTTCCTATTTAGAACACGTCAAGGGTACCATTCTCAAAGATGAGAGACGGGAACGAATATATTCCGTAAGCGATTACGAAGTCCATGGACGGCTTGTGCTGATTGATGTGTTGTCCGGTCAGTACGGTGAAAGTGGCCAATTGCTGGACATACTTCGTGGCAACGTTGTTAGAGACATCAATCCCGACGAAGCCGCCGTGAAAACAGTCAGAATAGTTTTTTGCTGCCCTAGAGGCGATGATGTGAAGATGGCGATCTTTGCCGTCGAACACATGAATTCCATTAACGGAAAATTTGTGATTGACTATTTCGCGAAATGCTTACGTGCTTTTATCCCGGGATTGGTCGCGAAAATCGATGGGATTCTCGAAAAGGAAGCGTGGCTGGATTCAAGTAGCCTTGTTTCGATGAAAATTCCCATTAGCAGCACCGACCAACAGCTGACAGTCGATAACGGATTGGACGATGATCCCAAGGAAACGATGTATGGCCGCATGGCATTGGTTGTTCTGCCTCCGAAGGGTGTCTCTGTGCTTAATCCGAGATTCTGGCGGGCGCTGAGGAAAAAGAATATGGGAAGGGAAGGGATGCTGACAATTCCGTCATTGAATAATGAATCCATTCCCAAACAAGGAGTCCTGGTCGAGGCTGCGGGAATCGATGGTCGCAAAAAGACGTTCACAATCGGCAATGAGAAGAGTCCGAAAATTCGTGAGGTTATTACCGGAGACGGTGAGCCACGTTTGGATAACGGACAACTAAGGCGTGTACTTTCTGATTCTATCTTTCGCAAATATCATGATGAACAGATTCGTCTTGAAACTGGATGGGACAGTGGAGAGATGCATGAAGAGATACCGGACTCAGAAGTTATTGACTGGAATACATTATTTGAACAGGTAAATCCGCAAAATGGTGATAGATATGAACTTGAATCATAACGGCATCCTCTATCACTACATGGATACATTGGCTCCGAAGATTCGTGAATCGGACGATGGTCGAAATATTGCGTGGAAATACGTATTGCGGGAATTATTGTGTCCGACGATTGTCGCAATATTGGATTTTTGTTTTGGACGGTTTGCGGTAAACGCCGATATTATCGTATCGGCTTTAGGTGTCCTCGGAGGTTTATTGTTCGCACACGCTATCTTCGTATTTGAACTTAGAATGACATATAATCAAAATTTGCGAGAACGCGTGAAAAATGGAGAAATTCAAGCTGAGAATTTAAAACTTACACGACTCGTGGATGACATGTTCTTCAGCGTCGTATACTCGTCGGCTCTTGCTCTCGGAATAACTATATTGACCTCTATGGGGTCTTCCCTTGGGATATATGGTCAATTACCTGATATAGGGAAAAAAGTAGTTTCAGCGATTGTTGTATGGCTAATGACTCATTTAGCGTTCTGCATATATCGGGTACTGAAAATAACGACAAGTGCGTATGGAGAATTACGAAAGAAACGTATCTCATAAGTTCAGCCCCACCTTTGGTGCGGGGCTTTCGCATATTGAGGGAGGTGCATGATGCCGCCCACCATCACGCTCAAGATCACGGACAACGCGGACCGGCAGCTCGCCGTGATGAGCGTGCCTGTCCCGCTGTCGGGTGAGCCGGGCGAGTGCGCCATGTTCGACGCCGAAAAGTTCGAACGACTGCTCGACCGGGCGTCGATCGCGTTCCGCAGGGTGTTCGACGATGAGTGCCAGGAGTAACCCGCGCCGGAGCAACGGGCATCGCAGGGACATGCTGCGCAGGCGCGTGCTCGCCGCCTACGACACGTGCGCCATCTGCGGACGGCCCGTCGACAAGACGTTGAAGTCGCCGCATCCCATGAGCGCCGAAGTAGACGAACTCATACCAGTCTCACGCGGCGGTGATCCATACAGCTTCGCGAACTGCAGGCTCACGCACCGCATCTGCAACAGGTTCAAGAGCGACAAGACAGACGAACATGCACGAGCGCTGCTGGCCGGCAAGCAGACCATCAAACCAAGTTCGATGCCGTTCAGAACGTTCGGCATCTGACCCGATACCAGGGCGGGGACCCCGGGTGTGCCACCCTGCGGCAACCTCGGGTGCAGTGCCGATATTTCTCTTGAAATTTAAGCGTAACGAATTGTGTTACGCATACGTTGAATGAAAGGCGGAATATGGCCTTTTTCAAAGCGTCAGCATCTGACATAGAACGATTTAATAAATACTTCAGAAGCACTGACCCTAGTAAATGTTGGGAATGGAACGGTGCTCATCACCCAAAGGGATATGGCACATTCCGTCTGGCAAAGACGTCCGTTCCGGCACATCGCTTCGCATATGCATTGACTCATAACATGTTTATCCCAGATGGGATGGTGATTGATCATATCTGTCACAACCGTTCATGCGTTAATCCAGACCATTTGAGAACAGTAACGGTTCAGGAGAATTCCGAATATCGTGTTTTCTGTAATAAGAACAGCAAATCCGGAATCCGTGGTGTCTACTGGCGTAACGATCGAAAAGCATGGCAAGTTGAGGTTATCAAGAATAGGAAGGCATACAAGAGAGGTCCATTCAAGACGCTTGCACGGGCGGAAGCTGCTGCAACAAGATTGCGCGAAGAACTCGGGTTCCTCACTGGTTTTGGAATGAAGGAAACGCAATGATTTGCGAAGTATGCGGTAAGCAATTTAGGCCAAGTGGTAAGGGCAGCCAACAGAAATATTGCTCCGCGAAATGCAGGCAGAAAGACTATCGGCGTCGGAAAAAGAATCGGCCCGCACAGGACCGGAACGGTAAGCCGCCCGTCAAAGCCGTGGAAACGAAACAGAAGCCGGAAAGGGATCTCGACCAGCGGAGCTTCGAGAGGATGATGGACGGCAGCATGCTGGACATGCTGCGCGCCAACCGTGACCGACTGCAGAAGGCCATGGATGACACGTCCACACCGGCAAACGCACTGCCTGCGATCAGCCGTCAGCTCATCGACGTATGCGAACGCATCGAATCACTCCAGGGCGGAGGTCTGACCGACCTGTTGGACGATGAGGAAGACGAGGTGACCGACGATGCCGGAGCGTCGATTGTCTGAAATCGCCAAGGTCCTCCGCCAGCCGGAAGGCATCGTCGGCAGCGAGTTCACTCGAATCAACAAAGCCGCGCGCAAGGCCGGCATCCGTTTCGACTTGTGGCAGCAGGGCTTCTTGTGGCTTCTGTTCGCCAAGAACGCGGAAGGCAAGTATGCGTGTGGCGCGGACGGCGCCGTGCTGTCCAGCTGCAGGCAGATAGGCAAAACCTTCACCGTCGGCACCGCGTTGTTCCTCAAGGCGATACTCACACCGAACCTGAAAGCCATCTGGACCGCCCACCATACGCGCACCAGCGACGAGACATTCGCGGACATGTGCGAGATGGAGCATAATCCAGTGCTCGGCCGGTACGTGGAACGCATCCGCAGAGCAAACGGCCAACAGGAGATCACGTTCACGTCCGGCAGCCGCATCATGTTCGGCGCCCGCGAAAACGGCTTCGGCCGAGGATTGCACAGCGTGGACGTGGCCGTGTTCGACGAAGCGCAGATTCTCACAGTGCGCGCGATGGACAACATGATTCCGGTTTTGAACACGAGTCCTAACCCTCTGGTCGTGTATATGGGCAATCCACCCAAGCCGGGAGACCAGTGCGAGGCGTTTACGGAGAAACGCATGCACGCGCTGAACCATGACGGGAACCTCCTCTACGTGGAGCTTGCCGCCGACAAGGACGCGGATTCGGACGACCGCGAACAGTGGGCTAAAGCGAATCCCAGCTATCCGAAACGTACAAGCGAACAGGCAATCATGCGCATGCGCAACAACCTGTCGGACGATTCATTCCGTCGTGAGGCGCTTGGCATATGGGATGAGACCGCCACCGCGTACGCCATCAGCCCGGACCTGTGGCAGGCCGCGGCCGTCGACGACGTGCCGGATGGAGGAACCGTGAGCTTCGGCATCGACATGCCTCCGGACAGGAGCGTGCTGACCATCGGAGCCGCGCTACGGTACGCGGACGGTTCGGCCATCATCCAGATGGCGAACATCAAGGACGCGCGGCAGGCGGGAACCATGTGGGCCGTGGACTGGCTCGCCGAACGCTGGCCGAAGACCGCCAGCGTGGTCATCGACGCGCAGTCGCCCGCTATGAGCCTGCTGCCGGAACTGAAGAAAGCACATGTGAAGGTCACGGTCACGAACATGCAGGAGATGGGCCGCGCATGCGGCCGGTTCCTCGACATGCTCAAAGCCGGAACGCTCAAGCACCCGCGGGACGAATACCAGCCGCAGCTGGCCGCAGCCGTCAAGGGCGCGACCACGCGCCCATTGGGACAGTCCGGCGCGATCGCCTGGAACAAACTCGGCAGTGACATCGACATAACCCCGCTCGTATCCACCACACTCGCCCTGTACGGGGCGTGCACGACGAAGCGACATCCGGGAAGACGACAGATCATCGGAGGAATCTAAATGAGCGACATCCAGACAACGGCAGCGCCGGACGGGTGGAAACCTACGGGAGGAGCCGGAACGGTGCCGAAACTCGTCGTACCGACGCACATCGACGGACTCTCCGGTGAGGAGAACGCGTTGCTGCGTGAACTCGCCGAGGTGTGGACGCGCCATGCGAGCCGCAACCGAACACTCACCGCTTACTACGAGGCCAAGGAGCCACTGGTTGATTTTGGACTGACTGTGCCGAAGTCCATCAAGGATCATTACACGCCGCTTGGGTGGGCGCGCAAGGCTGTGGATATGCTCGCCGAGCTTTGCGTGTTCGAGGGATTCGTCTCGCCGGGCGTGGACGACCCGTTCGAACTGCAGGACTTCATGAGCCGCATCGGATTCACTAGCGTTCTGCAGCAGGCCATCCAGACTGCACTCATTCACGGCTGTTCGTTCCTCAGCGTCGTCCAGGACTTCGAAGGAAGACCGCTCATCCGCACGCATACCGCGGAAAGCTCGGCCGCCGTCTGGGATTACCCCAACCGGCGGGTCAGGGCGTGCATGGCCATCACCGACGTCGACGACAACAATGAGGCCACCGGACTCGTGCTCTACATGCCCGACCGCAACATCAGCGTGCAGCGCCGTCTCGGCTACTGGTGGCGCGTGGACGATGAGCAACCCACCATCGACAACGAGTGCAGTGTGTTCCGCCTCGCCTACAAGGCTACCGAGGTCAAACCGTTCGGACGCTCCCGCATCAGCCGGGACGCTATGGCCATCATCGACGGCGCGAACCGCACCATCGTGCGCGCCGAAGCGAATGCCGAATTCTACGCGTTCCCAAAAATCCTGCTGACAGGCACTTCCGAAGAACTCGCCTCATTGGGCACGGACGACGCGTTAAAGCTTTATATGGGTCGCTACAACATGATCAGCAAGGACATCGACGGGCAGTCCCCGACCGTGACACAACTGGCCGCGTCCAGCATGGACCCGCACTTGACGATGCTGAAAAGCTGGGCCGCCATGTTCGCCAGCGCGATGAACATTCCCGCCAGCTCGCTCGGCATCGTGTCCGACGCGAATCCGACATCCGCCGACGCGACCGAGGCGCAGCGCGAGGACCTGATCATCGAGGCGCGCCATTGCGATCGCGATTTCGGTGAATCGATCCTGCAGGCAGCCCGTCTTGTGGCACGGATGCAGGATCCATCCGTGCCCGACGAGGAGCTGATGAAACTGCAGGTCGACTGGAAGAACCCGAACACGCCGTCGAGCTCCATGAGCGCCGACGCATTCAGCAAGCTCGCTGGAAGCATCGACTCGTTCGCCAACAGCGAGGTCGGCATGACACGCGCCGGATTGAGCCGAAGCGAGATTGTCCGGCTGAAGGCCGACCAGCGCAAGGCCCAGGCCGGTCAGGTACTCGATCAGATTCGAGGCATGCGCCAACAGACGGAGCAGCAGACCGATACGGCGGCGAGGGAAGGCGGTATGAATGAGCCCGAACAGTCTGAACCTGCCGCCGGAACGACGCAGAAGGCTTGAACTCGACCTCAATGATTTGTACGAGGATTACACGGACACCATGAGCCGCCTGCAGAAGGAGGCCGGCAACAGTGTCTCGGGCCTCGTCTGGGACGGTGAAAGCCAGGAGCTCATCAAAGCGGAGATCAACCGGTATGCCGACGCCGCCAGCAGGCTCGCATCCGACTACTACGGCCACGTACGCGACCTGTGGGCGCAGTACGGCGGAATCGATATGCCGGAATACGAGCCGCCTTCCATCACCGCCGACCGCGCGGTCTGGCAGATGGAAGGCGGTTTCAACAACACTGACTTCATGGGATTGCACTACAAGGATGTCATTCCAGATGAAAACGGAGCCGTTCACAACAACGCCGGAAGAACCATCGACGACCTGTGGCCCACGTTCGCTGACGAGGAGCAGGCGCTGGAATACGTGCAGAATCTGATTCAGACCGTCGGGCGGCTGACCATGCAGAGGGCTGTGGCCAACGATCCCACCAAGCCTCGCTGGGCGCGTGTGCCGCGAGGGGCTAAGACATGCGCGTTCTGCCTTATGCTCGCCTCGCGTGGCTTCGCCTACCTGAGCGAGGACACCGCCGGACGGCAGATGCAATACCATACGGACTGCGACTGCGACATCGTGCCAAGCTGGGGCAGCAGCAAACTCAAAGGATACGATCCGGACAAGTATCGTGAAATGTACCAGGCAGCCAAGGCTGCGGCCGGCGATGACGGCGACTGGCGTGACACGCTAGCCCAATTGAGACGCATCTATCACGATGAGGTCAATGATGGTGTGACTGCCCAACCGACGATTCGATGGAGCGGCAAATCGATTCCAATCAGTGCTTCCGAACTATCGAGATTGTCGGATTATAGCGTCAGGATGCCTGGAGATAGATTCTCCAACGACGAGAAGATCGCGGCTTTGATGGATTGGACCGGAGACAGCTACAAAAGTATCAACGGCTACCTGTTCGGCGGACGAAACCCGTCGAAAGACGTCATCCATCAGGTCGAATGCATCGACGAAGCGATATCCGACCATATCACCCGAGAACGTTTCACGGTCGACAGGCAGATGCGGTTGTCGACGTTCCACGTCAACGACATGGAGTCGCTTTTCGATTTGAATACCGGTCGCACCTTCGAACACATCGGCTACATGGCCACCAGCATCAAGGAGGGAGGCATTGACGTTGATGGGGAAGACCGCATCGCCACAAGAATCCTGGTACCGCCGGGAAGCGCCGGCGTATATGTGGAGCCGATCACTCAGCATCCGGGAGAATACGAAATTCTTCTGCCGAGAGGAAAGGCTCTTCGTTTCGAAGGGCTTGGAGCATCCGACGGCAGACCGATCGTTTATCTGAGACTGCTATGATTGAGCCTATGGATCGTTCCGACCGTTTCACGTTTATGTCCGGTGATTTGAAGGAAGTCACCGATGAGCGCCATCTTGCGGAAATCAAACGCAAGTATGGCGATATCTCCATGCCGCAGGACGAATATGAATGGGTCAGGAACGAAGGAAAGAAGCGCTGGTCCGTCGGCGACTATGTGTCGACCGACGAGCTGCGGTCCGAATACGCGCGAAGAAAAGCGCTGGGAAATCTCTGAATCCCAGAAAGCCATCACGTCGAAACGTGATGGCTTTTCTTTTACCTTTCACACCCCAGCGATGGGGCGGGGCGCAGCCATGCGCGAAACCAACAAGAATGGCCGTCAACTCGCCGGCGTCAGGCGTGGAAACCAAGAACAAGCAAAGGAGCCACCAACCATGGCAGAAGAAAACCAGACCGGCGCAGACGGCCAACAGGAGCCGGAACAGCGCACTCCGGCCCCAAAGGACGTGAACAACGCGAAGCCGAGGACCTTCACCCAGGAGGAAGTCGACCGCATAATCAACGAGCGTCTCGGCAGGGAACGCGGCAGGAAAAGCGACTACGAGGAGCTCAAGGAGAAGGCCGGACAGACAGCCGACCTCGAATCGAAGCTCTCCAAGGCGCTCGAGGAGAACGAGAAGCTCAAAAGCGAAGCCAAACAGGCCGAACACGAGAAGGAGCTCTCCACGATACGCGCCAACGTCGCGGCCAAACACGGCATCACCGACCCGAGCGTCCTCGCGGGCGACGACGAGAAGCAGATCGGCGAATACGCCGAGAAACTCATGAAGGTGTTCGCCGACATGCGTTCCCGAGGAACGGTCGCGGACCAGAGCGCCCGCACCGGACAGGCCAAGACTAAACATTCCAGCCGCGAGGACTTCGTCAACGCCATGAGCAACACGCTCCTGTGAGCCAACCAGCAAACAACATTCATTTGAAAGGACAAATCATGACAGATCCGTCCATGACCCGAAAAAGCAACGGTCTAGACCTCACCCCTGAAACCCAGGCGGAGATCTGGCAGACCGCAAAATACCAGAGCGCGTTCATGCAGCTCGTGCCGGAGATGAAACTGCCCGGCAACGGCGCTCGCGTGCCGATCATCATCGGCGACCCGGAGGCCGCATGGGTCAACGAGGGCGCCGAGAAGCCGAAGAGCGGCGTCACCTTCGGCAAGAAGGACATGCTGCCGTACACCATCGCGGTCATCATGCCGTTCTCCAACCAGTTCCGCCGTGACTTCGGCGCTCTCTACGACCAAGTCGTCGCGAATGGGCCAGGTGCCATCGCCCGCACGTTCGACAAGACCATCATGGGCCTCGTCGACGCTCCGGGAGCGGACTTCGACACCCTGAAGAGCGCGCAGACCGTCAGCATCGGCAAGGATGTGTGGAAGAACCTGAACAAGGCCGACGACCTCGTGTCCGAAGCGGATGGAACCGTGGACGGTTGGGCGTTGAGCACTCAGGGGCGCAGTGTGCTCCGTCAGGCGACCGACAACAACGGACGCCCCCTGTTCCTTAACGGCACCGCCGCCTCCGACGTAAGTACTGTGCTCGGCAACCGCACCTACATCAGCAAGGGCGTGCATGTACCCGCAGTATCCGCATCACCGGGACCTGCCAAGGCAGAGATCCTTGGCGTGTGCGGAGAATTCTCTTCCGCCGCATGGGGCTCCGTCGAAGGAATGCAGACCAGCATCTCCGACCAGGCGTCCATCACCATCGACGGCAAGCAGGTAAACCTGTGGGAGCACAACATGTTCGCCGTCCGAATCGAAATCGAAGTCGGGTTCCGTATCCGCGACATCAACCGCTTCGTCCTGCTCACCGCCTGACGGAGTCCGACATGACGGACGAACCGGACATGTTCGCCACCTCCGACGACCTCGAACGGAGGTGGCACAAGCTCACCGACGAGGAACGTCAGAAAGCCGACACGCATCTCGCGGACGTGACCGACTACATCAAGGAACGCTCGCCCATCTGGCAGCGGCTCCGCGAAGAACGGCCACGCCTGCTGACGAAGATCACCTGCGACATCGTCCGCAGAATCATGCAGGCCGACCCGTACGACATTCCCGGCGGCATCACGCAGATGAACCAGACCACCGGCAGCTTCAGCGAACAATACAGTTTCGGAGCGCCCACCGGCGATCTCTGGCTGCGCGACGACGAGAAACGCATCCTTGGCATCAACGCTCAGCGCGCGTTCAGCGTCGACATGGCAACGGGGGAGACGTCCTAGTGGAAACCATCGAAGTGTGGCGCGGCCAGTCCACCACCGACACGGACGGCAACCCCATCCAGGGCAAACCCGCCCGCGTCGGCACGTTCCAGGCGATGGTCGCGCCAACCTCCACCACCGACCAGACCGAGGAGAACGCCAGCCCGCAGACCACCGAATACACGATCCACATCCGCGGAAACCAACCGACCGGCATCCAGGCCACCGACCTGATCAAAGTCAGGGGCCGGCTGCTGCCCGTCAAGGGCAAGCCGCAGGTGTGGGACAACCTCCACGGGCGCCACGTCGGCGACGTGATCACCGTGGGCGAACGGGAAGGATAAGCATGGCCAAACGATGCAGATTCGTATTCAACCGCAAGGCGTTCAGCCAGCAGGTGCTGAAGAACGAGACGCTGCAGGACCGCATGCGGGAAGCCGCCCACGAGGCAGTCACCGACAGCCGGTGCATGGTCCGCGACCATGACGGCAAGAACCGTAGCGGCGTGGCGATCATCTGCCCGGCACCGGTGGAGAAGGCGCACGGCACGTTGGAGGACACGCTCGGAAGGATGCGCGTATGAGCATCCCGGTCACTCCCCGGCGCACGGAACCCCTGCTCCTGCCCAAACTGAGGACACTGTTCCCGGACGTGACGTTCGACACCATCGAACGAAGCGACCTCGAACCTCCCTTCACCGAAGCCACGCTGGCCGACTCCATGCAAGGCATGAGCACCCCAATCTCGCAGTACGTGCGGCTGCGGTTGAGCGTGCGATGCATGAGAGAGGACCATACGGGCGACTGGGACAAGGCCGCACGCGTGTGGGCGGCCATCGCGAGGGAGATCATCGGGCTTGGAAACGTCGCGCCGCTCATCGACGCGTCACTCGAATCCGGGCCGGTACGCATGACTGACGAGGACAAGAGACTGGTGTGCGCGTACGGCGTGCTCCTGCTCCAGGTCACCGTCAACTGAAACACAACCAAAGACAACGTGCCGCCACACGCGAAGAACGGAAAGGTGCAGACGAATGTCTGACAACAACGAAAAAACCACCGTCGCCGCGCAGGGCGCGACCGACTACGGGTACGTGTCCAGCGGCAACACCGCAGGCAACGTGCGCCTGATCAAGAACTACGCGCTGTTCCTGTTTCCAAAGGGCGACAGCACGTTCGTGGCTCCGACCGGAGTGGCCTGGACCCCGCCGGCAAGCAAGAAGCCGATCGGCTACTCCACGGAGGACGGCGCCGTACTGCATCCGGAGCCGGGCGACAGCACCGACTACAAGGCCCACAACGGCGACATTGTGCTGTCCGACACGGATCCGGGCTACTGGACCCTGCAGCTCGCCGCCATGGAGGGCCGCAAGGATGTGGTGTCGGCCTACTTCGACGTGGACGTCGAAACGGACGGCGGCATCAGCATCAAGGGCGCCGGATTGAAGAAGGAGTGGATCCTCGTGCTGGTCGCGCTCGACCAGCAGGACCGTCCGTTCCTCCTGTACGGCACCAACGCGAAGGTGAGCGACCGTGACGACGTGAGCCTGAAATCCAGCGAGATCATGAACTTCAGCATGACGTTCAAGATGCTCAAGGGCACCAACGGCGAACAGTTCCACGCATGGGGCCTCGTCACCGACTCATCCAAGTGAGTCCATTGATTCTTCCCGTGCGGACGATGGCGGTCGGACGCACGGGATCCCTTTCACTAACCGCCACCGAACGAACGGAGCCAACATGAGCGACAAAGAATACCATGTCGTGGACGTAGACCTGACCGAAGCGGAAGAGCTCAAACCCGACGTGCACCTCGAGGTCGCCGGCGTCAAACTCGACCTGCCGAACCTCAACAACGCGGAACTGCCCATCGAACTCGTCCAGGCCATCCTCCTGGTCAAAAGCAAGCCCGCATTGTCCGACGAGGAAACCACGGCCTGCGTGAGCACGTTCCTCGCCTACTTCCAGACGATGCAGCCGAACTTCTGGAACGTGCTGCGCAAGACCAAACGTCCGATGGCCTACCTCACCGCGACCATCAAGGCGTGGGCCGAGGAATCCGGACTGGACCCAAAAGCGTTTACCTCGCCCACCTCTGGAACAACAATCGCGCGGCACTAGCTTACGACTGGATTCGAGCGTACGGGCAGATCTACAGGCCCGTACGCTTCCGGGAATGGGTTGAAGGCCAACGTCCACGAGTCGATTGGGGACTCGCCTGGGCGTTGACCCGCGAAATCCTCAAAGACCATACGAGCCACTCGTGGATGGCGTTGCAGAACGCCGTCTACGCGCCCGATGGAGCCGAACAGGCGGTCTGGACGCTGTCCGGACAACGCAAACGCCCATGGTTCGACCACGAGCACGACCCGCTCCGCCCGCCAACCACGACGCACAACCTCACCCGCCGTCAACGCGAGGACAGGGAACGGCTCAAAGCCTACTTCCACATCAACGACGACCTCTGACTCCGACCGCCATCGGAATCCCGACACACAGTAAGGAGCACGATGGCAGCACAGGACATAGGCGTCGCATACGTCCACGTCGAACCATCCGGCAAAGGATTCGGCAAAAGCATCGAAGGCGACATCGGCGACGCCGTCAACAAAGCCTCCAAGAAAAGCTCCAACACCCTCATCTCGAAGATCGGCGGAGCATTC